CATTTTAGTAAGTGTTCTTAAAAATGTAACAGCCGCTACCCAATATTCTGCATCGTCATTTGTTTCAATAAAAAAGTCTCCTGAAACTGTTATAGCGTCCACAGCAGAGTTCTGGTAGTTGTAAAAAGGATAATTAGTATGTACAGGTTGCATTGAACTATATGATGCACTGTGCGAAAATATTACAGACGGAGTAAACGGAAAAATCATTCGCTCGCCTGACTCAATTAAAGGACTAATCAACGTGGAATCAAGATCTCTAATTACTGGAGGAATAGAAATACTTACACGCCAATCATTATCACTGGCTTTATCAACAACTTTTGCTTCAGATGATGTCTTTGATTTAGGAACACCATCTGGTGGAAATGACTGTCCAGCAGGACCATTCATTCGATTCATAGATCCAAAATCTTCTGCATGATGAGGATGTGGAATGATTCGTTTTGTCTTTTCTTTGATCTTACTTTGAATAGTGCCAAATTCATCATAAACATGATCAATGTGTGGGTTACGTTGAAAGCGGTTAATACTCATTTTTACTCCAGTTAAACTTTATAGTATTATTTAGTTGACTTTTTTAACTACGTATATTATAATATATGTAATACTTTAAAAACTGGAGCCCTAATGAGAAAAGTAAATTACTTAAATAACAAAGATATCTTAAAAGAGATACACAAGTCCAAAAGTACATTTTGTAGTTATATGGACAACGATTATGCCGATTTTGACATAATTTTACTTGATATAGAAAAAATAAACATACGCACTATTGCCGAAGCAAAGCGAAATAAAGCAAAAAAACAGAGTCAACTAGCATTTGAGACAAGAAAAGCGGCTGGTGAAAAAATAAAACAAGCAGAATGTGAAGTAGATTACAGAAAAATTACAAAAGAAGAACTAATTTTTAGAATTATGACATTTGATCATATTCCAGAAGAACCCGGACGCAAAAAGAACCCAAAAACAGTAGCAGATACAAAAACAAAACTTAATTTTCCGCCATTTCAACATTATAAGTTTAACGATGCCGGCGAATTAATATGTGTAGGCAAAAGTCATTGGGAAGGTGGTATGGAAAATGGTGCATTTAGTAAATCTCACGGTAAAGCAACTAATAAACTTGCTATGATGTGGATGAAATTGTGCGATCGCTATGCAACTAGAGGAAATGTGCGTGGATATACGTATAATGACGAAATGCGTGGTCAAGCAATACTACAATTAGCACAAATAGGACTTCAATTTGATGAATCTAAGTCACAAAACCCGTTTGCATACTATACTGCGGCTGTAACTAACAGTTTTGTTCGTGTTATTAACCTAGAAAAGCGTAATCAGAACATTAGAGACGATATTTTAGAAATGAACAATATGAATCCAAGTTATACTCGTCAGCACCAAGGCGAATGGGAAGCATCACAGAAAAGACAAGAAGAAATTAACAATAAAAAATAATCACTTGACAACGTTAGGTTTTTAAAGTATAATAATATAGATTAAGGAGTGATTATAAGTGTTCAAGAAAGCGGCGGTCTTTACTGATATTCATCTTGGCCTAAAAGGCAATAGTAAAGTACATAACGATGATTGTGAACGTTTCGTAGATTGGTATATTGCACAAGCAAAAGCCAATGGATGCGAAACAGGAATATTTTGTGGCGACTGGCATCATAATAGAAACAGTCTTAACCTTACAACCATGGATGCAACAATACGTTGTATGGAAAAATTAGGTAGTTCATTTGAAAAGTTTTACTTTTTTGATGGTAACCACGATTTATATTACAAAGACAAACGTGATGTAAACTCGACTGCGTTTGCTACATACATTCCAGGTATTACATTTATTGATGAAATACACATTGAAGAAGATGTTGCTCTTGTTCCATGGCTTGTTGGTGATGAATGGCGTAAAATTAAAGATATAAAAACCAAATATATGTTTGGTCATTTTGAATTGCCATCATTCTATATGAATGCAATGGTACAAATGCCCGACCACGGTGAACTAAAAGCAGAACACTTTGAACATCAAGAATATGTGTTCAGTGGTCACTTCCATAAAAGACAAAAACAAGGCAAAGTACATTACTTAGGTAATGCATTTCCTCACAACTATGCAGATGCATGGGATGATGCAAGAGGAATGATGATACTTGATAGAGAAAATAACAAAGAGCCTGAATATCTAAACTGGGATGACTGTCCTAAGTATAGAACAACTACACTTAGTAAACTTCTTGATCCTAATCAAGACATTATTAAAAGTAATATGTATTTGCGTGTTACTATTGATGTTCCGATTAGTTATGAAGAAGCACAATTTATAAAAGAAACATATATTACACAATATAAGTGTAGAGAAATTACACTGATCCCGCAAAAGCAAGTCGAGGAAATAAGTACCGACTTAGATATTTCAACCTTTGAAAGTGTCGATGAAATTGTATCAAAAGAAATTACAGCAATTGATTCAGATAACTTCAATAAAAAAATGCTATTGGACATCTATAACGAACTATGATACGTATTAAGGACCTAACCGTAAAAAACTTTATGAGTGTGGGTAACCAGACTCAGGCTGTTGACTTTAACAAAGAACAATTAACCCTTGTGCTAGGTGAAAACTTAGATCAAGGCGGCGATGATAACGGATCGCGTAACGGAACAGGTAAGACCACCATCATCAACGCATTAAGTTATGCGTTGTATGGGGTGGCACTAACAAACATTAAACGTAACAACCTTATTAATAAAACTAATAGCAAAGGAATGTTAGTTTCACTTGAATTTGAGAAAGATGGCATAGATTATAGGATTGAAAGAGGACGCTCTCCAAATATTCTTAAATTTTATATTAATAATCAAGAACAAGAAATGTTAGACGAGTCGCAAGGCGATAGTCGTAAAACACAAGCAGACATTAATGACTTGTTAGGTATGAGTCATGATATGTTCAAGCATGTTGTTGCACTAAACACATATACAGAACCGTTTTTAAGTATGCGACAAAACGATCAACGTGCTATTATTGAGCAGTTGTTAGGTATTACTATCCTAAGTGAAAAGGCAGACAAACTAAAAGAAGGTGTAAGACAAACTAAAGAAACTATTACACAAGAAACTTTAAAAATTGAAGCAATACAAACTTCAAATAGTAAAATAGAAGATACTATTACAAACCTGCAAGGTACGCAACGTGCTTGGCTTGCTAAAAAGCAACAAGACGTAGATAAGTTAACTAGTGCAATCGACGAATTAGAACACTTAGACGTTAATGCTGAACTAGATGCACATGAAAAATTACAAAACTGGAATGAACACAACAATGCTATTTTGGCTCTTAAAAAAGAATTAAGCACACTAGAGCCTGCATTAGTACGTGCTGAGAGTTCTGTAGAAAAAGCAACTAAAGACATTTCAAATCTTGAAGATGCAACATGTTATACTTGTGGACAAGAACTACATGCAGACAAAAAAGTAGAATTACAAGCACGTAAAGAAAAAGAATTAGACGAAGCAATTGACTATCGATCAGAAATTTCTAAAAAAGTCGATGACGTTACAAAAGGTCTTCAAGAAATTGGTGATATAAATGGCAAGCCAACTACGTACTATGAAACAGCAAAAGAAGCATATGAACATAGACAAAACGTTGATAGTTTAAAGACTGCCCTTGAAAATAAAAAGAACGAAGTTGATCCATATCAAACACAAATTGATGAATTGAATAGCACAGCAATGCAAGAAGTTGATTGGACTGCAATTAATGAATTAACAAGTTTCAAAGACCATCAAGAGTTTTTATTAAAACTGTTAACAAATAAAGATTCATTTATTCGTAAGAAGATTATTGATCAAAACTTAGCATACTTAAACAACAGACTTACATATTACTTGGATAAACTAGGATTGCCGCATCAAGTTGTGTTTATGAATGACTTGAATGTAGAAATTACACAGTTAGGTCAAGACTTAGACTTTGATAACTTGTCAAGAGGTGAGCGTAATAGACTTATACTTGGTATGAGTTTTGCATTTAGAGATGTTTGGGAAAGTTTATATCAGAATATCAATCTATTGTTTATTGACGAGTTGATTGATAGTGGTATGGACACCGCAGGTGTTGAAGGTTCGCTGGCTGTACTTAAGAAGATGGGTAGAGAACGTCATAAAAATGTATTCCTTATTTCGCACAAAGATGAATTAATTGGAAGAGTTAATCATTTAATGAAAGTTGTTAAAGAAAATGGATTTACTTCTTATGAAAATGACATAGAGATAGTGGATTAATGACTGACGACACACACGATCTATTAACAAAAGCATATATGGAGTATTTCAAAGTAAATGAAACATTTGAAGACCGTGTTTCTTACAGGACCCACAGAGCAAGTCGAAAATGGCTTAGAGAAATACGTAAATTAAGTAAAATACGTATGGATGAGATCAACGACAAGTTCAAAACCAAGATCGAGGCAGACAAATAGACGGTATAGGTATATAAGTTCATGCAGTGGACTTATGGCGGAAAAAAGATAGACGAAATACCAGACGAATACGAAGGATTTGTTTATCTTATTACTAATACCACTACAGGTCAAAAATACATAGGCAAAAAACTAGCAAAATTTAAAACTACTAAGCCACCATTAAAAGGCAAAAAAAATAAAAGGCGTGGAACTAAAGAAAGCGATTGGAAAGACTACTGGGGATCCAGTGATAGACTAAACGCAGATGTTGCACAACTAGGCGCAGACAAATTTACAAGAGAAATACTATACCTATGTAAAGGTAGGGGCGAAATGTCCTACATAGAGGCAAGAGAACAGTTTGATAGGCGTGTACTTGAAACTGATGAATACTATAATGGTATCATTAATGTTAGAGTAGGCGGATCAGACAAACTCAAAAAGGCATTGCTAGAACAAAATATCCAGGCAAAACAATCTAACACCTAAGGTTAGCGGGCCAGTTTATAATACCGCTGAGTAAAAGGCATCCGTAAAGGAGCACTCGTACACGTTGAGCCGCGTCCGGTAGTAGGGCGGCAGGATTAGCGTAGATTGACTGTTAGCAATCGAAGAACACAACACAGTTCATAAAAACTCTTTAGCAATAGGAACGAAGCGAGAGGTAGCGTAAGCGATGTCGACGTAGGTTGGGAAAGGTCAGAGCCCATTGAACTAAGTGTATAAACAAATA